CCCGCAGAAACCCTTTTTATACCTGTTTTTTAATCAATCGGAACAAGTATGGAAGAACCATCGACAAGTACAAGTAGGGCGTACCGACTTCAGGCGAAACAGCTTTTCTTGACATACGCACAATGTCCGATAGCGAAGGGTCAGGTTCTGAGTCAGCTCAGGGAGAGGCTGGACATCGACAAGTATCTGATAGCGGAGGAGCTGCACCAAGACGGGAACAAGCACGTTCACGTTTACTTGAAGCTACAGGCAAAGTGCGATATCCGAGACCCAGCATCCTTGGATCTAGTAAGCGACGAAGAGTCGGGCCGGTCCCCATACCACGGGAACTACCAAGGCTGCCGCAGCCCACAGGCGGTTATGAGGTACTGTCTCAAGGAGGAGGACTACATAACGAATCTACCACCGGAGCTGGTGACGAAGCTGGCGATCAGTGCGCAGAAGAGCGAGTATCTTCGAGCGAGGAAGATAGCTCTGACGGGGAATGTGAATGCAGCGATAGCGGAGATAGCGAAGACGCCGAGGGGAGCTCGGGACCTAGCACTCCACGAGGACGTGATCAGAAAGAACTTGAGGGGTTTATGTCCGCGGAAGACGCCCGTTACATATACGATGGAGGACTTCCCCGGGTGGAGCGTAACGTGGAACCGAAGGCTTACTTTAGTCCTGACTGGAAAGTCGAACACGGGAAAGACAGCACTAGCGAAAGCACTTCTTCCGGGAGCCCTACTAGTTACCCACATGGATCAGCTGCGGCATTACGATGCAGACTCTTCGACTGGCATCGTTTTGGACGAGGGCTCCTTCAAGCACATCCCACGCGAGGCTCAAATCCATCTAATAGATGTGTCGGAGGACCGTTATGTCCACTGTCGGTATGCTCCGGGTTTCCTTCCCGCAGGTACATCCAGGGTTATTACCAGCAACTTGAGGCCGAGCGATGTCTTAGAATGGGACCGTTACGAGATACGGAGGAGGTGCCAGTGGGTGGAAGTGAAGGGACTGAACGACTACGTCGACCACGGGAGCCCGACGAGTGAGGAGGAACACGTGCGTGAGTTGGTAAGGACCGCTGTAGCGTATCGTCATCATGAATAAAGGGAGGAGGAGTTACCCTAACCATACCCTAACCCTAGTAGAGCGCTGAGCGCAGCGAGGCGATCGTCAGCTAGGGTTAAGCGACCGCAGGGAGCGGGGGTAGGGTTAAGCGACCGCAGGGAGCGGGGGTAAGGACGACGACAACAGCAAGTCAAGGAGTATCTCGCACCACTACCCACCTTTAGAGCGCAGGCCCCCGGAGGGGGGCCGCTGCGCAAGGGGGCGAGTAGGGTCACACGCAGTGGGTTTTCACATGTACGAGCGCCGCAGGCCCGCAGGCCCGTAGGGCCGAGGCATCCCGGCTGCACCCTAAGAGGCAAAGCGGACCCATAAGGGTGCCAGAGACCGGCGTTATAAGATTCCTAACGCCGGTCACGTCCAGCACCCAGTTTTCAACGAGTTCTACACAAGTGTTTCATGAGGCCTTTATTAGACGTCCGTGAACCTGACACGAGAAGTGAACTTGAAGATGGCGCCAGTAGCGCTGTCAGAGACCCCGAGAAGGAAGAGAGCGTTGTTGAGGATGCTCCCTTGTGCAGCAGAGGTACCGGAGTAGCTAACGGGCAGGTCTCGTAGACTGAGCCACTTCTTGATGCTCTTGATACCGGGTCCGACGGCAAAGGCCTGAGTAGCGGTGTCCTGCTGTTTACCCATGGGGAACTGCCATTCTTTGAGGATCTGGAAGCGTCCCGCGTTGGCCATGTTGAGCTGGGCGACAGGGGAGAGAGTGGTGAGCAAGGCAGGGCCATACTGAGTGATGGTGTCTGAGTTGCTGTTGGCCTGTTTGTCCAGGAAGAGGATGATACGAGCCAAGAAGTTGTCCGTAGCGACAGCGTTGTACGTGGCGTAGCCCCTGATGAAGACGGACTTCATGGTGATCTTTCGACCCTGGCGGTTATTGAAGTTGTCTCCCTGGGCAACCCCGTTGAGGGGTATGATCTCGCCGGTGGTGTTGAGGGATAGGTCGTTGCCGGAGACATCTATGACCTTTTTCTCGATCTGTCCGGTAGCTGCCATCCTATTGATGGCGGAGGTACCGGGAAACCCGAAGGTCGCCCTAGTGGCCTGTGCTCGGATACGTGCGGCATCAGTCGCAACAGCCTTCTTACGGGGTTTTCCGCTTCTGGTTCGCTTCATGGTGTTTCGTGAAATGCCCGCAACGCCCGCAGAAACCCTTTTTATACCTGTTTTTTAATCAATCGGAACAAGTATGGAAGAACCATCGACAAGTACAAGTAGGGCGTACCGACTTCAGGCGAAACAGCTTTTCTTGACATACGCAC